GCTCCTAATCCTGAAGCTGTCAATGTAGTGTCTGATGGTAGTACTGCTGATCCTGTAACAACTAAGTTAGCTGCTTGTACATAACCTGTATCTACTCTTGTCATAGAAGAATTTGCTGTCACTGTAGCGTTTACAGTTGAATTACCAATTGATACGTTGCCTGTGAATGCTGAAGTTGATCTTACTCTTAAAGTATTTGTATTAGCTTCTGTAGTAATATCTACATCACCACCTGCTGTTATATCACCACTAGTGTTAGCTGATGTTAAAGCAGCTGCCCATCTTCTTGATGCGTGTCCTAGTACTTTACCACTAACAGTTGGTTCTATGCTACTTATTACTTGAGCTGTAACATTTATTGAATCTGCTGCTGCACTACCTATAACTGAATTACCAGAAACTGTTAAATCATTTCTTACTACTGCATTATAAACATTTGCTTCTTTACTATCTGCTACGTCTAAATCTTCAGATAAAGTCGTCACCCCTGTGACTGCTAATGTGTTAGCTAATGTTGCTGCTTTGAGTACTGCTATTGTTCCATCTGTATCAATACCACCTTTAGATATGTGAGTGTTAACTGTTGCATTACCAACATGTACAACTGATGAATTAGCAATCGTATTACCAACTGCTACTGTTCCTTTGACTAACATATGTGCTGTAGTCATTCCTACATTAGCACCAACATTAATTGTGTTAACTAAATCTACTGCACCTGTGATTGCTGCACCACCAGATGATATAGTTAGTTTGCCACCTAGTGCTGAGGTTGTCGTTATTGCTAGTGTAGCGGCATTAGCTTCTCCAGTAATGTCTACGTCTGCTCCAGCAGTAAGGTCTCCGCCTACTGATGCAACTCCGCTTGTTGTGGTATTAGTAAACCAACCAATCCATCTATGACTTGTATCTCCTAATCCAACATTATTACCATGTAAAGGTAATACTGGATGTGTGCTGTTTCCGACAGCACCTTTAACTATTAATCTATCAAATGCATGTGTGCCATTTGCTGCTTTATCATTACCTATAAGTATTGTTCTGGTATTACCTGATACTGTTGTGACTATTTGATTTGCTGATGAATTAGCTACTATAAGTTGAGCATTAACAGATACGTTTCCACCAACTGTTTCATTTCCAACTATAACTGCTGACGCTGCATTTACTTCTCCAGTAATGTCTACATCAGCTCCTGCTGTAATGTCTCCAGATGTATTAGCTGTTGTTAAAGCTGCTGCCCATCTTCTTGATGCATGTCCTAATACTTTACCGTTTGCTGATGGTTCTATGCTACTTACAATTAAGGCTTGTACATTAGCAATGTCTGAATTGTTTGATCCTAAAACTGTGTTTGCATTTATTGAAAGGTCACCGTCAATAACTGTATTAGAATTTACATCTAAAGTTGTACCATGTATGTTTGTAGTTGTTGAATCTATTGTAGCAGTTGTACCTGATATGTTTGTAGTTGTTGACGTGATATCGGTTAAAGCATTATCAATATCAACATTTGCATTTATGTCTGCTGTTGTTCCACTAACTGCTAATGTTGTTGCATCTATTGTGGCAGTTGTACCTGATATGTTTGTAGTTGTTGATGTAATGTCTGTTAGAGCATTATCAATATCTACATTAGCATTTGCATCAATGATTGTATTAAATATGTTTGTTGTAGCATTCGAAGTGAATGTTACTGCAGTTGCATCTATTTCTACTCCTGTAGAGTTAGCACTTAATACACCATCATTAATATCTACTGAAGCTGCATCTATGTTTACATTAGCTGTAATGTTTGTTTCTGTTCCAGTAATTGCTAGGTTAGTTGATGTGATATCGGTTAATGCGTTATCTATATCAACATTTGCATTTGCATCTATTATTGTATTGAATCTGTTTGTTGCTGCATTAGATGAGAATAAAGTTGTACCAGTGTTAATGATAACTTCATCTGCACCAATGTTAAAGTCTAATGTATCTGAATGTATGTTTACATTAGCTGTGAATACTGTGTTAGCATCTATGTTTGTTTCTGTACCTGTGATTGCTAAGTTTGTAGAAGTAATGTCTGTTAGAGCATTATTAATATCTACATTCGAATTGAAATCATTCAATGTTGCATTACTTTGGAATAAAGCTGCAGTGCTATTGATGAAAGTGTTTGAACTTACTTCTACTTTTGGTCCTGTAAAGTGTGCATTTGATTGAGCATGTATGATTGCATTTGCAGTACTGTTAGCAATGAATACCACATTCGAGCTTATAACTAAATTAGCTGCAGCTGCTTTGGTTCCATACACAGTACTGTTTGCAGTCACACCTTGTAGTTTTTGTTCTACAAATAATGTGTTTGCACTGAATGCGCCATTTACATATGCATTACCTGATGTACAGGCGCCCTGAGTGTTTGCAATAGTTGTTACGACAACCTTTTCCATGTCGTATGTAATTCTGTTTGTAAGGTCTAACCATTCTCTAAATGTATCAGAAGATGGTACAATATTAGCACTTAAATAATTATTACTGGCCATTTGTTATCCCCTCTGTCAATGTCACTAACATACCCTTGATCTCTAACATATCTTGTTTTAAATTCATAACGTCTACTTCTAACTCTTTTACTTGGCCACTTTTGGCTCTCTGTGCTTTGTATTGATTGTACGCACCCTTATCATTATTTATGAGGCCCATTGAATTAGTATCTCTTAAATATTTTTGATCTTCAGTCTCTATTAAAGTCTTGCTCATTATAAACTCACCGCTATTGCTCTGTAGTCTTGAAGCACTGGTGCTTTAGCTGTAGACTCAGATGTCATTACAATTTTAATCATTAGTTTTGAATATCCTACAAACTTCTCAAAGTCTTTATTATAGTATGAAGCATGGAAAGATGGAGATGCTTGTGGATCTCTGAATACGCCATTAATAAATCCTGTATCCACTTTACCATGCATCTGGCCAGTTTTTGCAGTGAGCGTATCAACAACATCTAATACAGTATTACTTGTTACTGATGATACTCTACTAATTGTATAATCTGTTGAAGTGTTCGAGCCTTCGATCTTAATTAAATCTCCTGCTGAGTAGTCTGCATCAAATAAAGTGCCAACACCACTAACTTTAGTATTAGCATATGTTTGTAGTTGACCAACCTTAGATGTAGTTTCCGGTGTATCTTGGAATTCGAATCCATATTCTATTACATCTTTTCTTTCTACTTCACTGCTTAATGCAGTTTTGTTTTGTGTTGCTTGCAGTAAAGACCAATCAGTGTCATCTAAACTCTTAGTGTCTGTGCCATTCAATACTTTAGCATATACTTTAATATCTGTATTAGCAGGCTTATAAGCATTTACATATACTTTAATATCTTCTGCATCCATACCTTCTGCTAATGTTACAACTCTTGAAACATATTTTGATGTAGCGCTTCCTGAGTTTGTTAAGTGCTCATTTGTAGAGAGGTTATTAATAATGTTTTCATATATTAATAATCCTTGTGATTGTAAATCAATTATTGGAGCTGTCCAATTACTCTTAGAAGATAAATGGTGTCTTAATACTATTGACTTAGTTATTGTTGTTCCTGATATCTCATTAGACTTAGATTTAACAGTTAAAGTTCCTAGTGGATAGTTTCTATCGTTAGTTGATATTAATACTCCGTCACTAGTGTTTGCTCCTAATGTACTTCTAACAGATGTTCCTGGAACGACTGTTTTATAAAGTCTTGGTTCGTGATAACTGATGTTAGTATTAACTGGAGCATCAATAGTTGTATTTGCATTACTATCACAACCGATAATAACATCTTGATTAGCAAATAAGAAAGTGCTGTTCGTTGCTGTACTGTCTCCAACTAATATAGCATCATATCCAAGGTTTGCTGATTGATCAAAAGACTTAAATGTTCCAGACGGTGTGAACATATAATTGCCCGTTGCATCAGTAAATTTAGGTGCACCTCTTACTGTCATATATGTTGCATTCGCTACACTGTTAACTTCTACAACATCAAATGTTGTTGTGTTTCCTGTTAATACAATCTTAGAACCAGCTGCCATTCCAGTAAGGGCTGCGAATCCGGTTCCTGTTCCAACTATAACATTATTACCAGCGTTGATTGCAACAGTACCACTTTGGTTAGCTGCATTTTTAAATACTTCTTCGCCTTGTTTGAATGTTCCGTTTATCAAGCTGTTGTTAGCTGTAAACCACTCATAGTCTTCATTTACTAGATCAACTGTTGAGAATGTATCTGTAAAGTATGCTGCTTTAATTTTAAACTTACAATCTTCATCTAAATATTCTGTCCATGTTCTGTTGTTTGTTGATAAGAACAATGTACCAGCTCCCCAATCTTGGTTGACTGGAATGCTACTGTCGATATCTTTCTGGCCAGCTTTAGCTGTATATACTTTATAATCTGGTGAGTTGCCTTCTGGCATAATCACAAAACAGTATTCTTTTTCTGTATCTACTGCTACTGGAGCTTTAAAGTTTATCTCTGTCTTTGTTTGTGCATCAGTAGATGTACTAACTTGTCCTGATGATAGTCTAACTTTACTGAATGGTAGTACTCTTGGTCCTGGAGCTCCGTTAACGGTCTCTCTAAGTTCTACTAGGACGCCCATGTTTGCATCTTTACTTGAAAAATATAAATCAACTGATGTTAAGTATCCAACTTTAGACTCTCCGAACATTCCTGGTTCTAGTAAGAATGTTTGAGCTAATGGATCTCCACCTGGTCTACATCCACCATCAATCTCTCTTCTCATATTAGCACCGCCTAAGTCGGCGCCTCTGTTCATGCGGCCACCGCCTCTTCCTCTTCTTCCTCTCATTGGAGCACATCTTTCTCTTGCTGTTGGTCTGGCTGGTGTAACAACTGAGTTTACTGCTGGTGGAATAACTGGATTAGGTACCACCGGTTGCGGCATTGTTATTATAGGTATTATTGTTTCTACGTTTGCTACCACCTCTGGAAGCGGAGATACTCCGCCCAAAACCTCTGGCGGCATGGTGTTTGCAATTGGAACAACTGCTGGAGGTGGATCTAATACTGTTACGATCTCTTCTGTATTTGATGTCCTTCTCATAAAGATATCAACTGAATCGGATGATGATAACTCAGGTGCTCTTGTTGATTGAATTATATCGTTTGTTTCAACTGAGAAGTTATAACAATTAAATCTTGCTGTAGCTGATGATACTGTATCACCAACCTGACTTAGATTACTAATATCAGCAACAACTACTTTTCTCTCACCTGCAAAGAATGTCTCTGCTGGTAATCTTATTATTCCTGTTAAACCACCTGATGTGTTTGCAGTAAGAGATGATCCCTGAGCACCAGAGCTCTGAATCATTCGGCCAGCTCTTGTAGTTGTTAGTGACTCAACATCATCTAAACTGTCTATAGAGTTGTGTATTGTTGCAGGCATTGTATGTTCATTAACATCTACCTCATCAAAATATACGTAATGTCTTAAACCTGGTCTTAAACCAGTACATACGAATCTAACATCTACACCAGGTATGTAAGGATGGAAAGAAATGTCTGTAACAAATTCACCAACTTTCTTACTTGAAGTCTTAGCTCTGCCTGATATAGTTGTAGTAGTTCTTTGAATTGTTTGTGTTTGCACAGTCTCAAAACTATCTGTTCTTGTAGTATCTGTTTCTGTACTTGAAGTTAATCTAGTGTCTTGATCTTCGGCAATTACTTCTTCACTAGTAAACTGTGTTGGCATTGCTTTCTGTAGTTCTGCTAACAATGCTAATGTTCCAGATGCAACATCAATATCAATCTGTGCTGGTTGCTCAGGTGCTTTTACTGTATCTGTAGCACTTAAATAATCTGGGAATAATGATAACACACCATTATACTTCCAGAATTGTGAAGTACATCTTCTGTCTTGTGTTGCTTTGTTTTGGTTTATAATCTGAGCTTGATTCAACCTAGGTGTTATAACGTCACCCTGTTTATTAATATTAGCACCACTACTATATTTGAGGTCAATATGATACTGCTCAAATTTTGCTGTTAGCAATTGTCTTGCCAAATCATATCCAGCTTTGAATTCTGCGTTTAATGGATTACCAGTTGTCATTGATGCAAAGTTATCAACAATAAAACCATTCTTAAATCTATTTAATGTTGAGTCTGTTCTGCCCTCAATTACTTGATCTGATGTCATTTTTTCCAATAGATTCAATGATGTGTAGTATTCAAGATTATTAACTCTGTCGTCAATATTCTTAATATCTTTCATTGTATATCTTTTCAACTGAGTAGCTCTTAGTCTTGCTGCTAAGTCTGGTCTCTTATAATATCTTCCAGAGGATACATCTAGTGTTGGATATACTGGTACGTCAATGGTTCCTAACTGCATTGACATAGGTGGTAGATCTGGCAGACTTGGATTAACGCTTGGCTCACCGCTTATAATTCTTATTGCACCATCTTCAATAATTAATCTATCTTTTCTTGGCATATAATATGTTACATTTGCTGTCCACAATTTGTTTGGCGCACTAACATATGAATCAGAATCAATAACTTCTGTAGCAGCTGGATCAGCTGTTGCTGTTCCTATACCATTAGAGAATGCTCCACCAAGTGTAGCTGTGTTAGCAACATAAGGTCTAAAGTCAATTGAGTCTCTTAATGATATCTCTGTACCATCACTAGGCGATCCAAATACTGGTATTGCTTGTGTTGTGATAGCAGTTGTGTTTGCTGTATTAGCATCATCAATAATACCATGATATGATTGATATGTAAAGAATCCTTTACCTGCACCAGACTCTTTAAAGTGTCTAAATTTAACAGCTAAATGTTTGCCAGATGCAACTGTGTATCCGGTATTAGGTTTAATTCTTAGTTTTGATAATCCATATAGACCATCTGATTGTCCGTCTAGTATTTCAAACTTACTTGTTACATCTGTCCAATCACTTTCTGCAACTGATGTATATGTTGCATCAGGTCCTATAAATACTGAAACTAATTCATGTGCATCTGGTATACCCAAACTCCATGGACCTGCAGTTCCACCAGCGTTAGCGTCTGAATCAATACCAATCTCTGATGTTTGATATGCTTTAGTTCTTCCAGCTTCAGTTGTATCTACAACATTATGACGAACAGCAACTGCACATGAACCTGAAAGATTAACATGAGAATCAGCAGTACTTGTCATACCGACTTCAATTTGTAAGTTCTGGCCAGATGAGCTCGTTGTTGCATTAGCATATGTTCTATCATTTAATGATATTGGATACCCTTTAGGGAATGTTCTTAAAATGTCTGCATTAGCATTATGATCAACACCTACATTAACTGTAGTATTAAATGCTGAGCTATTAACAACATTAGCAACTTGCCTTAGTGTTGTATCAATGTATACCCAGTCACCAGCTCTTAACCCAGCTGTTGTTGCAGCTGTAACTAGTTTTGTACCAGTACCATCAACGTCTGCATTATCATCTGATACTGCGACTGAGTTGATTGATGCTGTTGGTATTATTATTAAATCTTTTTCTTGTGTTTCGTTTAGAGTGGCATCACCATAACCGAATGTGTGATCACCAGATAATGTTAGAGTTAAAGTACCATTAGCACCTATTGTGCCTGTTTGTCTTTTTCTAAACGTATATGTACCAGATGCATTAACAGCTGATACACCTTTCTGACCAATTGGGAATACAAGTTTATTGAAACTTGCATCTTTTACTACAGCTGCGGTACCGTCCAATACTATATCAGCAACACCTGATGCAGCTAAGTTTGATTCTGCTCCTGCTAAGGTATATTCTGCTGACTTATAATGCCATAATGATTTTGCTTGGCCTCTGAATGATTTACCAGAATTCATCTTTATATCATAGAGATACATATTCCATTCAGCACCTGCGTCTGATGGATTATCGTCGTCCATTGTTAGAGCTCTTACTCTAGCAGTACCTATTACATTATGAGTATCACCATGAGCTGTTACTGCTGTATTACTAGCTACGACTGCAGATGTGTTAGCTCCAGTACTTACTGAATCAAAAGCTCCGTCCATGATAAGAACCATGTCGTTTGTTTCTTCACCAAACTCACCTGATAGTTCATTTACTTTTACATAGTTGCCATAGTTAGCTGATACTTGTTGAGTTTGAGATTTTGTAACTTTAGCTTTTGGTAATTCTACTCTTGTGGTTCCTGTTAATTCAAATCTCTTACCTTGTATATAACCTATACCTTGTCCAACAGTTGTTGATATGTGAGTAGTGTTTCCTACTATTTCTTCTGTTGATAATTGGAAAGGCTCAACAACATAGTCTCCACTTTCTTCATATGTTCTGGATGCAATTGCATCACCTAATGCAGATAGAGCAGCACTTTGGTTCTTTTGAACTACGCTACCATATTTGAATTCTGCTATTTTTAAGAAATTGTTAGATGCTTCTGCAACTGCTGATGTGTTAACAATTAATATTGGATCTAGTTTTAATCTATCAGCACCTGGTGCATTTTCGTTTGCAAATCCAGAAGCGTTATCTAATAAAGTTGTATCAACACTATTGTTAACTGTGCTCTCATTAGTCTGTACTCCTACCATTAAATCATTTGGTCTATTAGTATACTTTGATACTATGATAGATTGTTCTGGGAATCTTTGGAAGAATCCTTTTTGGAACACAACTCCATCACCGACTGACATCTCATATGCTTTACCTGTGACGTTGAATTGTGTATTACTGCCACTAAAGAAACTTGAGTTCGCTACTGTCACTCTCATTGTTTCTTGCAGATTAACTCTTAGTGTTGCTCCAGTAGCTGTTGAGTTTCCTGATACGCTTGCTGTTGGATAATCGTCTACAGTAAATCCAGATCCATTTGCTGTCACTGTAATTGATTCAACAGATCCGTTTGAATATGTATTAACTGTTGCTGTTGCATTCCCACCATTAGTAGATGATATAGAAACTGTGTCTGTATTGTTGTAGTTGTCACCTATTGCTGTGACTTGAATGTTAGCTAAGCCAGCTGTTGATGCATATACTTCTAGTATCTCACCATTAGCATAAGCTGTTGTTGTATTGTCTGAGCTGATGTAGTTAAAGAATAATGTATTTAGATCTGGGTTCTGAGACTCTAATCCCCCAGCTGTATCTGTTACCCTTGATACTAGATTAGCAGTTTGGCCTCTTAAAAAGTCGCCGTCGCTAACCAAGCCAGTATTAACATCTAGGCCTGCTATGTTCTTATCTAATATCTTAACGTATTCAATATCACTTCTGAAATTAAAGTTACATCCTTTAATAATAGAGCCTTCTTTAAATATATGCTGACCAAATCTTTCTACTTGGTTCTGCAATATACTTTGGGCTTGAGTGAGCTCCCTAGCTTGAAGCGCTACTGCCGGTTTAAATAATACTCTATGATAATTCTTCGACTCGTCAAAGTCATCATAATACGGGTTTACATTTAGATCTGTCTCTGTTGCCATTTCTTATTCTCTAAAATTTAATCATTACTTTTATTCGTTCTGTTTGACTGTCGTCTCTAGTAATCGGTGTTATATTTTCTACGTACATAATCTCCCCTGAGTTAGGTACTATGTCTGGTCCTGCAATGTCTGTAAAGTATCCTACAGCTCCACTGGATTGTCCTCTTACATAATAGTAGGTACCACTTGCAGTATCTGTTGCTAAGAAGTTTCCTTTCTTATTAGTAATCGACATAACCGATCCACTAGAGGTATTTATAAAGTGTACAGCGCCATTCGCATCAGTAGAATCCTGTAAAACTAATTCATCTGATGTAAAACCATAACTTGAAGTGTTAACAAATCCAGTTAATCTAAGTCTCTGGTCGAATATTAAAGCATTTGAAGATGCTCTTTCATTGGTTATTTGTGATAAAACGTTAGCTGTTTTAGTTGAATCGGCACCAGTAATTCTTAATCCTGATACAAATTGGCCATAAACATTCGCTACATTTAATGTTCCTGTTGCTCTTGAGCTTATATATCCATACGCCCCACCATGGGTTGCATTTGAATCTTGAGTCACTTTCTCATTAGCTGTAAATGATGTACCAGAATTACTTGTTGAAGTATTCATTGTAAGAACAACGTTTGCAAATAAAGGATCTTTTACTATTCCGACTGTCCTAAAATCATTCTGTGCAGGCATTTGGCCAGATTCATCATCAACGAAATCTACAGATACCCCAACAGTGTCTGCGTATAATTCGTTAATAGGATCTGATCCATGGCCGCCTGGTGGGCCTATTACAGGTACTACGTTTGCGTTATCAGCAAGAGCCGTTGTACCAGATTCTACTATTCCTGTGTTCCCCAACACTTGAGCACTTGCGAATGTGTAACCTGACCCTCTATTTGTTATCTCTATCGTATCTACTGAGAAATTTGCTGTGTTAACTATTGCTCGTCCTTCTGCTCCACTACCATCTCCAAAAATAGTCACCATAGGTGTTATTTCAAATCTTGATGTTGTATCAATAGCTGTGGCGAAAGCATTTACTAGCAGCGCTCTTCTTGCTGATCCAGTAACAATGTATTCACTTATTTTCTTTGTTTGTCCTTTACCAGTACCATGTACTATGGTAAACGCACTTCCTTTATAGAAGTCTGTGTTTGATGAAATTGATGAGGTGTCTGAAGCTATGCTTGACACTTGAGTTAATGCTTCTGTACTTTGTCCTTTTATTACTACGTTAGTTGAATTGGCTCCGAAAAGATCTCCAGCAATATCTACAACTTTTAATACTGTGCTGTTAGCTGATACTACAACTCCATTAGCAACACTGTTAGCTTCGTTAGGATCTGTATTACTATTATACAAATCTCCATTAGCATGTTTGCCCCAAAGATCAATTCTTTCTACTGTTAATGCAGTGTTAGATCCTGCGGCAGTTGTATTTGCAATTGTTACATTAGCACTTACTAATGATTCTAATTCTACTATTAAATTATTACCACCAACTGATGCGTTCTTAACAACACCGTTAGCAATTGAATTATATCTAGTGCCTCCAGTTACAATCGATACGGTATCAATAGCACCTGCTACTGCATTGCTTGTTACATCAGTGTCTATAACTAATGGTATCTTATCTGCTGTATTAAACTTGGTGTGTTGTACGGCTGTTAGTTCATACATATACTTCCACTGATATTTGTCAGCAGTTGTAATATAGATGTCATCATTGGCAGCTGTTTCTGTTAAAGTTGGTTGGTCTGTT